AGCTCTAGTCTCACGTTCACGGTTTTAGGCAAGCCTGCCCCACAGGGCAGCAAACGCCACGTTGGTCGCGGCGTCATGGTCGAATCCTCCAAGAGGTGCAAGCCATGGCGTCAAGACGTAAGGCATACAGCTCTGGACTTGCGCCCTGAAGGCTGGTATGCCAATATGGATGCAGCGATCAGCATTTCGGTCGTCTTTGTTTTCGCTAGGCCAAAGAACCACTTTCGGACCAACGGCCAGCTCAAACCATCCGCACCGACTTACTGCACCGCACGCATTGGGGACGTAGACAAACTCGCGCGCAGCATCCTGGACAGCCTTGCTGGCGTCTTGTTTGCAGCGGACGAGCAAGTCATCAACCTGATCGCCCACAAACGCTACGCCAATGACAGAGAACAACCCTGCGCCATCATCACTGTCTCCGCCGTTTCCTAACCTCAGCAACGCCATCACCACAGATGACGTTAGTCAAAAAGGGACCGGCAGTTACAGGGCCGATTATGTCAACTGGTGCCGTGTCTCAAAGCTGCTTTTAGACAACGCTCCGGGCTGGCAGTTTCATCTTGCTCACTACGTTGACAGCAGCCACGTTTGGAAAGCACCGAACGGCACTGGTTACGTCGTCGGTTACTTCACCGGACCAAATGGTGAGCGAACGCCTGATTTTCCGCAGGCGGTCATGGATCACAAGAACAAGCCTGTTGCTTACGAGTCGGTCAACGCTCGCGATGTGACAGACACACATCGGCGCGCACTTGCTGCTTGTGCAGCCTTCACCTTTGGGCTGGCCTGGCAGCTGTGGGCCAAGGAAGAGGTGGAGAACCCCATGCGCGAATCTGCGCCTGCGGAGTCAAAGCCTGCGGCCAAGCCTGCAACCAAAGGCAGAGGAATCATCCGTGGGGATGATCCTCTTGAAAAAGAAGATGTTTTCCAGTGCCTCGGGCTGATCAAAGAGCTTGAGGCCAATCCTGAAAAGATGAAAGCCTGCATCTCAGATTTTAGAGATGCCTTTAATCTGCCAAGCACA